GATTCAGATCCGGATCTTTAAAAATCTGCTTTTGTATAAATACAGCTATAATGAAGTTAATAACCGAACACATCGAAGATCTACGCTATTCTATTCAAGAAGGTGTAAACGATGGTGAAAAAAAGTTCATCATTGACGGTATCTTCATGCAGGCAGAACAGGTAAACCGCAATCGCCGAGTTTATCCAAAAAAAGTTTTAGAAAAAGCCGTAAGTAAATACATTACGGAATATGTTAATAAAGGACGTGCTGTGGGCGAACTCAATCACCCAGACGGTCCAGCAATTAACCTTGATAAAGTTTCGCATCGCATTACCGAACTTTCGTGGAATGGTAATGACGTTGTTGGAAAGGCACTGATACTTAACACCCCAATGGGCCAAATTGTGAAAGGATTACTTGAAGGTGGGTGTCAGTTAGGTGTCTCTAGTCGTGGTATGGGAACAGTTGCCAATAAGAATGGTCGTAGTGAAGTCAACGATGATTTCACGCTGTCTACAGTTGATATTGTACAAGATCCAAGTGCTCCGTCGGCTTTTGTCAACGGGATCATGGAAGGCGTAGAATGGATCTGGGATAACGGACTTCTTAAGCCGCAACAAATTGAAAAATATGAGACTGAAATTAAAAAGACTCCTTCGATTCAATTAGCTGAAGCGCAGGTAAAGATCTTTTCCGATTTCCTCTCCAACCTCTAATTAAAAGAATAACAACAACTATGGAAAATAACTTAGAAGAATCCGACTCCTTTATCGAGGATATCTCGGAAGACACGTTGCTTACTCTTGACGAAACCTTAGAGTCGGATCAGGAATCTGAGATCTCCGAAGCAAAAGGTAAAGTTAAGAAGGAAGATGACGACAAATGCAATTGCAATGGAGATTGTAATTGTGACGAAGAAGATGAAATGGGTGAAGGCGTAAAGGTTGATCCTAAGGACATTGACGGAAAAGACGATGATGACAAGGAAGACGACGGAGACGGGATGGATAAGCCTGGCGATGAAGATTCCGATGTTGATAACGACGGTGATTCAGACGAAGCTGACAGTTTCCTTAAAAAGCGCCGTAAGGCAATTGCAAAAAACACAAAGATGAAAGAAGATATTGAATTGGAAGAAGGCAGTGAATTAGACGAAGCCAACTTCACGATGCCATATAAAGTAACGATTCCTAATAAACAGACACGTTACTTTAAGGATAGTGATTCGGCAAAAACTTTTGCTGCTAAAACATCAGGCGCAAAAGTTTTGGAAGTTTCAAAAAAAGAAATTGCAGCATCGCATGATCATGCTAATACTACTTTAGCTAAACATGGATTCAAAAGAATATCTGGCGAAGGTGGAGTAAGTACGCATAAGCACAGCGATGGAAGTATTGTTACAGTAAACCATCATACGCAAACCGCACATCATTCCTCACCAGGTAAGGACAAAAATTCATGGGTTAATCATAAGGATATGCATATGCACACCCTCGATACTGATATGAAAGATGCCCGTTCATCTAAAAAGGAATCAATTGATACATCCGACATCGATCGTCTATGTGAAAGCGAAGAAGGACTTACCGAAGAATTCAAAGAAAAGGCTAGCTTCATTTTCGAAGCCGCAGTTCTTTCCAAGGTAAATGAAATCGAAGCTACACTAAAAGAACAGTATGAAACTCGTCTAACCGATGAAGTTGATGCAATTAAAACTACACTTGAAGAACAAGTTGACAACTATCTAACATACGCAGTTGAATCCTGGGTTGAAGATAATAAGGTTGCAATTGAATCTTCACTGCGTACTCAAATGGCTGAAAACTTCATCTCTGCATTGAAAAATGTATTTGTCGAAAACTACGTTGAAGTACCTGACAGTAAGGTTGATCTATTTGACCAATTGGACAAAGACAATCAAAACCTTAAGGAAGAAGCTGCAAAGGCAAATCGTATTGCCGAATCTCTAGCGGACCGTGTTGACGCACTTGTTCGTGAAAGAGTTATCGCTGAAGCTGCCGCCGGTCTCGCAGATACACAAGTAGATAAACTAAAGAAATTGGTTGAGGACGTTGAGTTCATTGATGAAAGCGCTTTCGCTAAGAAAGTTGAAACCATCAAAGAATTTTATCTTAACGGTCAATCAACTGATAAAGAAACACTAACCGAAGGTAATGATTCATATTTCACTACCGAAACAATCGTTGAAGGAGACAACTCAGATGAGAATGTATCTCCGGAAATGAAAGCATATCTAACCGCTCTATCTAGAATGAATCGTGCAATGACTGCCGACCTTCTCTAATATCGGTTCCCAACCAAAACACAACAACAAAGAAAAACTATTATGTTTAATTCAGAAATCGCAGAAAAAAGCTGGGCGCCAGTATTGGACGCTCCAGACGCACCAAAGTTCAAGGACAACTATCGTCGTTCTATCACCGCAGTTCTACTCGAGAACCAAAAGAAGGCTCTTGCAGAAGAACGCTCTCACTCGTCATTCCTAACCGAAGGTAACACCATCGGCGGTTCTGACATTGGTGGTGGTTCCGGTGCAATCAAGACATGGGACCCAGTTCTCATCAGTCTCGTTCGTCGTGCAATGCCTAACATCGTTGCATATGATATCGCTGGTGTTCAACCAATGACATTGCCAACTGGTTTGATCTTCGCAATGCGCAGTCAATACCAAGACGCTTCTGGTGCAAATACCGCTGAAGCGCTCTTCAACAAGCCTGACACTACCTTCTCTGGTAAGGTCACTACTGCTGCCGGTGAACAACTCACAGGTGCTGGTACAAACGGTAACTATACCGACCCTAACGCAACCAATGGTACACGTACCGACGGTAGCACAAGCAACCCAGTCCAAATCGGCCGTACCAACGGCGGTTTCGGTCAAATGGGATTCACTGTCGACAAGACCACGGTTACTGCAAAGACCCGCGCTCTCAAGGCTGAATACACCATGGAACTTGCACAAGACCTCAAGGCTGTTCACGGTCTTGATGCTGAAGCAGAACTTGCCAACATCCTCTCTGTTGAAATCCTTGCGGAAATCAACCGTGAAGTTCTTGAAACTGTTAACTCCAAGGCTATCCTTGGTGGTTACAACAGCGCAGGTAACTACGACATCGACCAAGACTCCGATGGTCGTTGGGCTGTTGAAAAGTTCAAGACTCTAGTTTATCAACTAGAAGTTGATGCGAACGCTGTTGCTAAGCAAACACGTCGTGGTAAAGGTAACTTCATCATCTGCTCCAGCAATGTTGCTTCTGCACTTGCCGCATCTGGTGTTCTTAACTACGCTCCAGCACTAAGCACCAACCTCAATGTTGACGATACTGGTAACGTCTTCGCAGGTGTTCTCAACGGTCGCCTAAAGGTCTTCATCGACCCATTCAGCGTTGAAGATTACATCACTGTTGGTTACAAAGGAACCAACGCATATGACGCTGGTATGTTCTACTGCCCATACGTTCCACTTACCATGGTTCGTGCAGTTGATCCTAACACATTCCAACCAAAGATTGGTTTCAAGACTCGCTACGGCATGGTCGCGAACCCATTCGCAGGTGGAACAAATAGCCAGATCGGTGGATCCGAAACTGGTACCGATCGTAAGAACCCTTACTACCGTACATTCACTGTTACCGGTCTTTCCGGTGCAAACGGATTCGGTTACAACGGTATCACCAACCTTTCCTAATCTTAACCGTTAGGTAAAAACTGTTAAGGGGGTTGCTCGAAAGGGCAACCCCCTTCTTCGTGTTTATAAATAGTATAATACAACATTATGGTAACTTCAAATAAAAACCTACTATCTTTAACCGGGTTTAAATTAACAATCTCTGGCAATGATTATGGTAATACCGAATACTTTGCGGTAACAGCAACTTTGCCGTCCATTACTCTTCCTGAGGTTGCTCTAAATTATCGCAACCGACATGGTTATATCCCAGGAGATCGAATTGACTATGATCCAATTTCAATACGCATTGCCATTGACGAGGAACTTAAAGTTTATGATGAACTATACGGTTGGATCAAATCAAATACGTTAAACCAGAAGATAGATGTTCGAGATATGATGCTTACATTTATGACAAGCCATAATAACCCATCACGAACAATGCATTTCACCAATGCCTTTCCAACATCAATTGGATCTGTTGAATTTAATACTCAAATGTCTGATGTTGAGTATGCATATGTTGACGTGTCTTTCCGATACGACGACTTTAAATTCATATAAATCTATTGTAGCTAACCAAGAGTTAGAGATGGCAATAACATGAAAAATTTGAAATGACATTAGATAATATCCTAGAGCTTTGGAAAGAAGATTCCAAAATTGATGAAGTTCACCTTGACAATGCTAGCATAAAGAGTGCTAGCTTACACTCAAAATATCTTGAACTATACAGCCTAAGTAAACTCCGACTAAAAAAGAAGGACTATGAACTGGCAGTCTTAAAGAAAGATAAGTGGTTGTATTATAACGGGAAAATGCCAAAGGAAGACATGGACTCGCGCGGATGGCCATATGATCCGTTTAACGGTCTTGCTAAACCGCTTAAAAGTGAAATGGATATATACTTTGATACCGATCCTGATATATCCAAACTTAAGATGGTTATGGAATATCAACAAACAATTGTTGAGACTCTAAAAGACATCTTAGACAACGTCCGCTGGCGTCACACAACAATTAAGAATATCATAGACTTTAGACGATTCACTGCCGGAACATAATATATGACAACTGTAACCATACATAAAGTAGACGAAACTAAAGTTTACCTTAAATCCGATGACCATGGCGCTCTTATGGAATTAAGTGAACACTTTACATTCTATGCAGATGGTTACAAATATATGCCGGCATACCGAAACAAGTTCTGGGACGGGAAGGTTAGAATGTTTTGCTCTAAAACGCATACATTGCCTTATGGTCTGCTGTTAGAGGCTGTAAAGTTTTTAAAGAGTCGCAAATACAATGTAGAGTTTGATGATTCAATTTGCTCACATCCGGTTTTAAACAAGGAAGACCTGATAAAGACTGCAATTGAACGCGACATTCGTTTTCGTGGAAATCGTATCAGTCCATATGACTATCAGTTGAGTGCGCATGCACATGGACTGTCCGAAGGTCGCAGTCTTGTTATAAGTCCAACTGGATCTGGTAAGAGTCTAATCATTTACCTTATGATGCGTTGGTATCTGGAAAATCATGATGATCGCATACTCATCATTGTTCCTACCACATCGCTCGTGGAACAAATGTATAAGGACTTTGGTGAATATAGCAGTCATGATGCGTCCTTTGCAGTTGAAGATGAAGTGCATCGGATTTACAGTGGCAAAGAAAAGATAGGCATGTCACAACGAATCATCGTGACTACATGGCAAAGCGCAATCACTTTACCCAAAGACTGGTTTCATATGTATGGTATGGTGATCGGCGATGAAGCACACTTATTCAAGGCAAAGTCGTTGAATACCATCATGGGAAACTTAATCAATGCTGCATATCGCATTGGTACCACAGGAACACTCGACGGTAGTCTATGCAATGAACGCGTACTGATTGGAAATTTTGGACCAGTTCATAAAGTTATTACCACAAAGGAACTGATTGAAAATGATACTCTTGCTAAACTTAACATACGTTGTTTGGTGCTAAACCATAATGATGAACTGAAAAAGCTGGTGTCCAAGTTGGACTACCAACAAGAAATTGATGCTATCGTTTCGCATGATGGTCGCAACACATTCATAACAAACCTAGCAGTTGCTCAAAAAGGAAATACTCTTGTATTGTTTAACTTAGTGAACAAGCACGGTAAACCACTGTATCAAAAAATTAAAGCGGCGGTGGCAGAAGGTCGACATGTCTTTTATGTTAGCGGAGAGATTGCTGCCACAGATCGCGAAATGATTCGTGAATTAACTGAAAAGCAAAGCGACGCAATTATTGTTGCAAGCTCAGCTACATTCTCGACAGGTATCAATATTAAAAATCTGCATTCAATCATATTTGCTGCACCGACCAAAAGCGAAATACGTGTGCTGCAAAGTATCGGTCGTGGTCTGAGAAAATCGGATGACGGGCGAGCAACAACGGTATATGACATATCAGATAACTTCAGTTGGAAAAAGAAAAAGAACTATACCATGACACATGCAATTGACCGAATCAAGATTTATACTCGTGAAGGATTTGACTTTAAGATCATTGAAATACCACTGCCATGAATCATAGCGCAGACTACCTTGAAATTCTTGCCGCACTTGACATACGTGTATATGTCATGAGTAATGGTATGACTTTCCTAGGCGAATGTTCTGACGTATTCGAAGACTGCATAGAATTATCTGATCCGCTACGATTGGAATATGATGCTGAACATGGATATAAATTATCTGAAGCCGTTCCCGGTAATGGTGCTCAGGAAATGATTGTATACCTAGCACACGTGATTGCTGAATCCAAGGCGTCATTGCCGTTAAAGAATTCCTATTGCGATCATGTCCTGATGCAGAAGTTTGCTGATGTTATCAATGAGACTGTTGACTCGCTGAATGAAGATCAGCTGTCGTTTGATCCTCTTGATCCTCTTGTTCCTAAAGGTTCCAACGAAGATTATTGGAATTCGATTGCAAACCGTCTTGCACCTTAGTTTGTTTCGATTAACCTTAGAGTTATTATACTCGTCTTTTGGTCGGATGTAAATAAAAAAATGCACGCGCGTGCAAAAATATATTTACATATGCGCTGTTATATTATATTATACTAATATGAATACGGAAAAGCCTACACCTAAAAAACGAAACAGTCGCGGCGAGGATTATGTTAACAACAAGATATTCAGCGAAGCTGTTGCCGAATATGTAAAACTCAGCAATGATAATAAAGCTGCAGGGATTGAACATACGCCTATACCAAACTATGTTGCGGAATGTATAATGAAGATTTGCAATGGTCTATCACGATCACCCAGCTTTGCTAGTTATAGTTATCGCGAAGACATGGTAATGGATGCGGTGGAAAATTGCATAAAGGCAATTTATAACTATAACATCGATGCTTCAACGCGAACGGGTAATCCAAATGCATTTAGTTACTTTACTCAAATCAGTTACTTTGCTTTCTTAAGGCGCTTAGCAAAAGAAAAGAAGCAAGCTACAATCAAGCAAGCTCTGATTGACAAAGGCTCGATTGGAAACTTTGCTGAATTTGACGGCGATGATACAATGCAAATTGGTGAGACTCTTATTGAAAAGATACGCCAAAAGAATGATGACTTCTATGATTGTAAAAAGGAAATCGGAAATGGTTTGATTGAAGTGATTGAACCTAAGAAGCCAGCAACCAAACGCGCACGTCGCGATGGTCCGCTTCTCAATTTTATTGACTAACTGACATGGAAGAAATTGCCATCATTACCGATACTCACGCTGGCATTAAAAACGGCAGTGATATATTTCTTGACTATGCTGATCGCTTTTATACCGAAGTATTTTTTCCTCATCTAAAATCACGCGGTATAACTAAGATTCTTCACCTTGGAGATTATTATGATAACCGTCGTGTTGTGAATTATAAAGTCCTGCGCCGTAATCGAGAAATGTTTCTTGAAAAGCTTCGTGAATATGGTATGACCATGGATATCATTCCTGGCAATCATGACGTTGCATATAAGAATACCAATGACTTGTGTAGCTTGACCGAAGTCCTTGTACATTATCCAGATGTGGTTAACTTGTATATGCAACCAACTGTTGTTGAATACAACGGTTTGCGTGTAGCGCTGCTGCCGTGGATTAATGCAGAAAATTATGTAGACAGTTTAAACTTCATTGCGACGGCAGATGCACCGATCCTGGGCGGTCACCTTGAACTGTCTGGATTTGAAATGTTGAAAGGCGCGCCGGCAATTAGTCATGGCATGGATGCTGAACTGTTTAAGCGATATGAAACCGTTTTAAGCGGTCACTATCATACTAAAAGTCAAAAAGGTAATATCAATTATCTTGGTGTAGCATTTGAGCAAACCTGGGCAGACTGCAATGATCCTAAGTACTTTCACATCTTAAACACAACGACACGCGAACTAACAGCGGTTCGTAATGACATGACCATCTTTAAGCGACTTGTGTATGATGACACGCTGTTTGATGATCCTATTGCAGCAGTTGCGCGACTCGATTTAACTCACGTGCGAGGATGCTTTGTGAAAGTTATTGTTGCTGGTAAGAAAGATCCTTACGCATTTGACAAATATCTTGATAAGATTATTGCACAAGAACCGTTTGAGTATAAGATTGTCGAAAACCTTTCAGAATATTTGTCGGAAAATGTATCTGACGATGATGTTAATATCAGCGATACGGTTACTCTGCTAAACACATATGTGGATGCAGTTGATACTGACCTGAATAAAGATCGGATCAAACGCCGACTACAAGAACTTTACATTGAAGCACAAACACTAGACTCTATTTGATATATCATGGTAACCTTTAAAAAACTAAAATATAAAAATTTCCTAAGTGTAGGAGATTCTGAAATTGAAATTGATTTAAATTCAATACGCAGCACATTGATTGTCGGTCACAATGGAAGCGGCAAAAGTCTAATGCTCGATGCACTATCATTTGCTCTGTTTGGTAAACCGCACCGATCAATTAACAAGGCACAGCTGATTAACAGTATCAATGGCAAAGGTACACGCGTTGAGATTGAATTTGATATCGGACCATCTTCGTATAAAATCATACGTGGTCTTAAACCAAATATATTTGAAATTTGGGTAAACGGTAGTATGATCAATCAAGAAAGTCATTCTCGTGATTATCAAAAACTCCTAGAGACCAACATTTTAAAACTCAATCACAAAAGCTTTCATCAAGTTGTTGTCCTAGGCAGCAGCAACTTCGTTCCGTTTATGCAGTTAAGCGCATATCACCGTCGTGAAGTTATTGAAGACCTACTTGATATAGTTATCTTCTCGCGCATGAATGGCGTGCTTAAAGAAGCTAGTGCTAAACTTAAGGATACCATCAAGGATACTGAATATCAGTTTAATCTTGTCAAGGAAAAGATTACTTTGCAGCGTAACCATATCGACAGTCTCAAAGCTATCGGTGAAAACAATGCAGCTAAGTATGACGAGGAAATACAACACCTGCAAGAACAAGTCAACGCTTTGATTGAAAGTAATAACAGCATGCTCTTGCAATACAATGCAGAATTTCCAATCGCATCGTCTGCATCCAAGAAGTCTCAAGTAATGCGAGATAAACTGCGTGGGTTTGAACATCAGATCAAGGAAAATATCAAAAAGGTTGTGGAGGATAGTAAGTTCTATGAGTCCAATACCGAATGTCCAACTTGTAGTCAAAGTATCAGTGATGAATTTCGATCTGAGAAATTGGATGGGTGCCGTCATCGTGCCAAAGACTTGTCGGACGGATACGCTTCGTTAAAAAATAACTTGACTGAAGTCAGCCAGACTATAACAGATCATGAACGGACGCTGACGGCGTTACTTAAACTTAATAACACAGTAAACAGTAACAATACAGTTGTTCATAATTATGAACGCCGTATTAAAAATCTTGATAAGCTCAAAAATCAGGAAAGCAATACCGTCGACCTGAACAACGCTGAAACTGCACTACAGACGCTACGTGATTCTCGCGATAGCCTAGGCGACCTGAAGAGTTCTCAACTTGAAGACCGAACTTATAATGAAGTTATAACTGAACTGCTACGAGACACTGGAATCAAAACCAAGATCATTCGACAATACTTGCCAGTCATGAATAAGATTATCAATCATTACCTGCAAATACTTGACTTCTTTGTCAGTTTTGAATTGGATGAAAATTTCAATGAAACCATTCGCAGCCGTCACCGCGATGATTTTAGTTATGCAAGTTTCAGCGAAGGCGAAAAGCAGCGAATCAATTTAAGCATCCTGTTCGCATGGCGTCAAATTGCAAAGATGAAAAACAGTGCAAATACCAATCTGCTAATTTTGGACGAAGTATTTGATGCCAGTCTGGATACGGACGGAATTGACAACCTTCTTAAGATCATGAACACGCTGGACAAGGATACCTGTGTATTTGTCATCAGCCACAAACAAGATTTACTCGAAGGAAAGTTTGATCAGAAGATCGAATTTGAAAGACGCCAAAATTTCACTACGATAAAAAGCATCACGTAACTTGTTGATAGCCAACGACTTAAAATGCCCATTTTAGCAGAAAATGCATAAAATGGGCATTTTTGTGCATTTCCGCATTTTGTAGGATATTTCCCCGTCGTGATCTCTAAAAATGCCCGTTTTTCACAATTTTCCGTAACTCGTTGGTTTTTAGGGATTTATTCTTACGGCAAGAACAAAAATGCACGAAATAGCATTTTCTTATTTACAAGTCCGGGTTTTTAGTTTATTATTCTGATATGACGGTAACCACCACATCGAAACCCAATAATTCCCATCAGACGATGCTGGCGAAACTCCTCGCCAAGGAAAACATTCGCGTGCGTTTCGGAAATTATTCCACGGCGTTTTTCGAGCCTAAACAGCGCATCCTCGGTCTCCCTAAATGGAACGCCGAAAGCAAGCAAGTTTCTGACTTGCTCGTCGGACACGAAGTCGGACATGCGCTGTACACACCAGTCGACGGCATCGACCGTTTTCGTGCGAGATTCCCCGGCGTCCCATTTGACATATGCAATGTCATTGAGGATGTGCGCATTGAGCGAATCATTCAAAGCACTTACCCAGGTCTGGTTCATTCCTTTCGCTCAGGTTATTCCTCCTTTGTAGCAAAGGATCTTTTCAAGATTGCTGGTGTCGACCTCAAGACTCTCAGCGCTGTCGACCGCATCAATCTTCAAGCAAAGATCGGACATCTTGTGGTTGTACCACTGTCACCGGCTGAACGGAAACTGTATGACATGTCCTTTTCGGCCGAAACCTTTGATGACGTACTTGACATTTGTGAAATGGTCATCGAGCTGGTAAAGTCCGAAAAATCTGAAAAGCCCAAGGCACCAGCGCCAAAGAAAGAAAAGTCTCAAGAGAAATCAAAGGAGCAAACTCCAGGATCTTCGAAGTCTGATGATCAGTCTGGTGAGGATGGCGAAGGTGATGACGATGAAGGTGACGGTGACAGTGACGCATCCGACCGCAAATCAGATCAAGAATCCGACAGCGATGCAGAGTCTGACACAAGCAATAAGTCTGATGCTGCCGATGACGATGATGAATCTGATAAGTCTAGCGACGGCGATAAAAGCGACGGCGATAAAAGCAAAGGTAAGCCTGATGTGTCTGAAGACGAGGATGACTTCGAGCCTGACTACAATCCCGATGCTAACTATGAATTGACCTCAACGTCTCACCGTGCACTTGATGAAAATCTCAAAGGTATGCAGGACGATGGGTCACGCACGATCGTGAATACTCCTACTGCATCTGATATCATGAGCGCTGTGTCTGGCATCGAAAAGGTCATGACCGAACGGCGCAAGTGCCCACTATATGACCACTATATGTGCAATCCTCAATTCTTGACGGCATATTCTGACTTCAAGCGAACGACTAAAACAAATGTTGCAGTGCTTGTAAAGGAATTTGAGCGCAGAAAAGCAGCATTTCAATACAGCCGAGCGCAACGTGCTACAACTGGCTCAATTGATGTCAATCGCTTGCATTCATATAAGTTCGAAGATCAGCTGTTCAAGAGTGTTACTCATCTCGCCGATGCTAAAAACCACGGCATGGTGTTTTTCATTGACTATAGCGGCTCGATGAATCGCACGATCCGCCTCGTGATCGAGCAAACCATTCAGTTGGTAACTTTCTGCAAGGCTGTGAACATCCCATTCGAGGTTTACGGATTTACTTCAAAGTTGTACAACTATACACACGGCGAAAGCTCGTTGTGCGGATCAAACCTAAATCTGAATGCGCTCAACGTGTTTCAGATTTTAAATTCCGACTGCCGCAAGTCCGAATATGAATTGTGCATCAAGGAACTGTATGCAATGGCATATCATCGTAAAATGGATCCGTATACCATCGGGACAATGCATGTCCTGTTCAGCACTTCAACTTGCGAAACCTTTGGTGGAACTCCGTTGTGCGAAACAGTTATTGCTGCTCATGAAATCGTTCGGAGATTTCAGCGCAAGCACAATGTTCAGCGCACGAACGTAATGTTTCTTACTGACGGCGATCCATGTGAATTGAATACCTATGACATTAATACCGATAAAGAATATCGGAAGAATACTGAAAAATGGGCAGAAGGTTGGGAAATGGACTGCTACGGTTCCAAAATCATTCACAAGCGCAAGGATACACGTCATACATATGGCGCGCTGATCCGCAGCCTGCGCAAAGCAACTGGGGCGACCATCATCGGGTACTTCATTGCTGATTCCCAACGGTATTACAAAAGCCACTGCATTGACGCTATCCGCAATTCGACAGAGACGGTGGGCGACTGGACAAAAGCCGCCGAAGCATTCCAAAAACGCGGCAGCGCTGCTCGCCGAAATGGAGTACTCGACATCCCAGGCGGTTACGGTTATGACATGCTGTTTGCCTTTGATACCAAGTGCTACAGTGATATGTCCGATGCCGATGATGAATTTGAAAGCGAACTCGATGTCGCTGATAATTTTGGGAGTGCGTCCTCACAAAACAAGCTTGCCAAGGAATTTACCAAGTATGCTGCTGACAAGAAGTCTTCCCGTGTGTTCCTAAACAAGTTTTCCGAACTAATTGCATAAAAAAACTTAAAAATACTGCATTTTTTCCTTTACAAGTTCAGTTTTTTAGATTATAATAATCTCGTTCCATTGAATACCACTACATTATGACTATGCTTAATCAAACTAAAGCCACTTTGCGTGAGCTGTATCCGTCCGGCGATTCACATGCGTCCTTTACCTCAAAGGAGCTATACACTGTTGGACGCGCCAACGGGTTTACATATGCCTCGGTAAAAAATAACCTTATGCTGCCCAAGTATAAAGTTGCTCGTGGTCAGTTTAGCCTGAGCAGCCTTTACCGCGAACT